CTAAAGTCCAACAGAACCGGAAAGTTGGACTCGGTAGTTGCTCTTTCGTACCCGAACTCTGAGGGCCTTGGCAACTGCGAGAATGGTCTGACCAGCTTCGTCTGCCGAGACTGAGAACCATTCGCCTCTTACGGCGCAGGTGCGGAGGGCGAAGTGAACGGACTGTTCCAGAGGAAACGCCTCGTCGGCTGATGTCTCGAAGAGCAGTTCGCAAGCCAGAGGGGCAGCCTGGCTGACCTGAAGCGACGACAGGCGGCCTTTGAGGTTGGTCGCAAGGCCGATCTTCACTGCCTCGCCGTCCGACACGACATAAAGAAAGCGCAGGCCGCGCTTCGCCTCGAGCTCATGCTTCGACCGAGCGACGGCTCCGTCGAAATCCTCGCCCATGGCGTCACGATATGCCTGATCGAACTCAGCAGTTCCCGGCTCGCAAGTTATCCTGATCTTCTTCTTGCCCGGCCGACGGACATAGAATCGCGATGACCCGTATCGATCGACGTCCTCGACAAGATACTTCGCGCGCATCATAGCTTCTTGATCAGCCCCATGGCCTCGCCCGCGAGCTTCTTGCGGCTGGCCTTCTGCGTATAGCGGGCGGCCTGCTTGGGCGAGGTCCAGCCATAGATGGCCATCAGCTGCCGCTCGGTCGCACCGTTCTCGGCGGCGATCGTCGCGCCGGCCTTGCGGAGGCCGTGCGCCGAGCATTGCGGCAGGCCGGCCTCGTCGCACCAGTCGCGCATGCGGTTGGTCAAGCCCTTCGCCGAATAAGGTTTGTGCTGATGCGTCGTCAGGAAGGTCAGGTTATCGGCCTTCGACTGGTCGAGGACTGCCTGCAGAGCCGGCAGGATCGGAATCTCGACCTCGACGCCGCTCGATCGGCTCGTCTTTGTTGGCCGGAAGTGCAGCCACCCATCGGAGATGTGCTGCCGGCCGAACAGCCGAACATCGGAGACGCGCGCGCCGGTGTAGAGCAGGAGCGCATAGGCGAGATGCGCCTGTGTCCCGATCGGATGGCGCTGCTCGAACTTGATCGTCTCCTCAACGGTCCAAGTGTGGTGCCCTTCTGTCGCCGCGCCGAGAAACTCGACCTTCAGCGCCGGGTTATCGGCCGCCAGTTCGTCCTCGATCGCAAAGCGGAACACCTGCCGCATGACCTTGAGTGTTGCGTTGGCGATGCTGGGCTTGTCGAGTCTGCGGTCCCGGAGCGTTCGCACCGCCTTGGCGCTCATCATGCGGATCGGGACATCGCGAAAGCAGCGCTTGTCGCCGGGAGCAATGGGTTCGTCATAGGTCGCCTCGAGCAGGCGTCGATAGGCGGCGCGGGTCGGCGGCGTCATCTGCAGATAGCCGGCAAAGCGACCTAGATATTGCTCGCACAGCCATCGCCATGTGCCGTCCACCGAGCGCTGCAGGCTCGGCCGCCCTTCATCGTCGAGCGATCCCGCGAGCGCCGCCGCATAGGCGTCCATGAATTCGGTCGACCACGGCACGCCCTCGATGCGGATCTTCCTCTCGCCCTTGCGGCGCAGATAGATCCTTACCTTGCCGTAGCGGTCGACGTCCTCGACGCAGAAGGGCGGGAGTTTCCGGGGCATCTCGTCAGGGCGCAAAGGTCCATTCTTGCTCGTCATCCTGCGCGCCGCCCGCGAGCGCGTCAAACGCCGCGTCGAGCGCGCGGATATCCCAGACGCGGCAGCCGTCGATCTGGAAGCTTGCCGGCATGCGCCCGTCGGCGACCAAATGATCGAACTTGGACGGGCTCACGCCGACATAGGTCGCGGCCTCGTCGCGGCGGAGACCGCGGCGAGGAACAGGGCGGACAGCGGCCGCCGTAACGGGCTGGGCGCGCGCGTTCATGACGCCTCCTAGAACGGGATATCGTCGTCGAGATCGGCGGCGTAGGACGATGTGCCGCCGCCGGCTGATGCGCCGGCGGGCGGTGCCTGGCGCTGCGTGCCGTAGCTCCCTTCGTCGGGCGAAGCCCGGCCGCTCGATCCGTCGAGCAGGATCAGGTTGCCGCCATATTGCGGCAGCACGACCTCGGTCGAGTAGCGGTCGGCTCCGGCCTGATCCTGCCATTTGCGGGTGCGCAACTCGCCCTCGACCATGCAGCGCGAGCCCTTCTTGACATATTTCTCGACCACGCCGGCGAGGCCTTCGTTGAAGACGACGACATTGTGCCAATCGGTGCGCTCGCGCTTCTCGCCGGTGTCCTTGTCCTTCCAACTCTCGCCGGTGGCGATCGAGAAGGTCGCGACCCTCTTGCCGGCATTGGTCGAACGGATCTCGGGATCGCGGCCGAGATGGCCGATCAGCTGCACGCGGTTGAGGCTGCGGCTCATGATGCGCCCTTCTCCCGCTTGCGGATGAAGATCGCGACCGGCCCGTCTTCGGTGTCGTGCTTGGCCGCGAGCTGGAAGCCGTCAGGGATCTTCGGGTTCCACCTGGCGCAGATATCGCCGGCGCCCTCCTCATAGGCCACCAGCAATTCCTGATCGGCATCGGCGTCATCCTCCAGCCAGAGAATGCGGAAGCTGAAACCGTGCTCGCGGGCAATCTCGCCATAGTCTTGGCCTTCAGCCGCGTAATAGAACATCACGGCACCGACCTCGCCGTTACCATAGTCGATCAGGGTTTCCGGCGACGGCATGGCGTCGGGCTTGATCATCGGCATCACACGGTCTCCTTCAGAAGGCGCTCGTCTTTCTCGGTGCGCATGGCGACGAGCTTGACCTCGTCATCGTCGATCGCGAGGGCGGAGTGCTTGCAGCACTCGGGGCAGGAGAAGACGAGCAGGCCGAACTCCGTCTTGCTCGGGGCATAGCCGTCCGCCTCGACGGTCACCGTCGGGCGAATCGGCCAGGCGGTGACGATCTGCTCAAGCGTGACCGTCGCCCAGGCCATGCTGCGCTCGTAGCAGTGCGGGCATCTCGGCGCGCAGAGCTCGGTGAGATCCTCGCGGGTGACCTTCGGGTCTTTCTTGAGCATCGTCATGGCCGCGCGTCCTCTTTGGCGCGGCGGGCAAGAAAGGCGTTTTGTAGGTCCTTCTGCGCCTGATCGACGTCCATGAGTGCAGGGCCAACGTCGCGGCCGATCGCCTTGAATAGCGATCTCAGCCCGGCCTCGTGCGGGCGCATGTAGGCTTCGCCGAGCTTCTCGTAGAAGACCTTCAGGAAGGCGTCGACGCCATAGCCGACGAGCGCATCAAGTGCGCGCATCTCGACCTCATTCAGGGTGAGCGTCGTCGAAAACGAGATCGCTGCGCGGTTGCGAGCTTCTGCCATCGTCAGACCCTCATCGGCATCAGGACGACGAGCAACTCGTCGGCCTTGTCGGGAGCGTGGAGGCGGGCGGGCGAGCCGGTCTCGTTGAGACCGAGCACGACGCGGTCGCCGCCGAGCGCCTGGAGGCAATCGAGGACGTAGCGGGCGTTGAAGCCGCATTCGGGCGGCGCGCCGGCGATCTCGATATTGCCGATCTCGTCTTCGCCGCGGCCGGCATCGGGATTGACGCAGGTGAGCGTCATCAGCTCGCCCGCTACATCGGAGCCGAAGGCGAACTTGACGGCGCGGCCGCGCTCGCTGGAAACGGCGGTCACGCGGTCGACCGCCTCGAGGAACGCGGCGCGGGGCAGCGTCACCGTGTGCTGTGCCTCCGGCGGCACGACGCGGCTATAGTCCGGATAGGTGCCGTCGATCAGCTTCGAGGTCAGCGCCGTATCGCCGAAGGCGACGCGGATCTTCGTCTCGGAGACCTCGATCGTCGCCGTCGTGCCGCCTTCCTTGCCGAAGCTCTCGGCGAGCTTAGCCAGCTCGGCGACCGTCTTCCTCGGCACGATGATGCCGGGCATCGCCGCCGCGCCCGCGGGCTGGTCGAGCGTCAGCCGCGCCAGGCGGTGACCATCCGTCGCGACCGCGCGCAGCTTCGCCGCTCCGTCGATGACCGGGGCATGCAGATAGACGCCGTTGAGGTAATAGCGCGTCTCCTCCGTGCAGATCGCGAAGGAAAGGCGGTCGGCGATCTCCTTGAGGTTTGCCGGCGACAGCGTGAAGCTGGTCTCGAAAGCGCCGATGGCGAGATCGGGGAAGTCCTCGGCCGGGAGCGCCTGGACCTGCCATTTCGAGCGGCCGGCCTTCAGCGTGAACAGGCCGCCCTCGCCCGGCGCGACCTGCAGCCGCTCGCGCTCGTCGATGCGCTTGACGATGTCGTTCAAGAGCAGCGCCGGCAACGTCGTCGTGCCGGGCGTCGTCACCTCGGCCGGGATGACCGTGCGCAGCTCGAGGTCGAGATCGGTGGCGAGGATCGACAGGCGGCCGCCCTCGGCGACCAGCTTGACGTGAGCGAGGATCGGAATCGTTGTGCGGCGCTCGACCACGCGGCTCGCGGCGGCGAGCGCGCCTTTCAGGTCGGCAACGGCGACGGAGAGCGACAGTCCGACGCCTACGGAAACACTGCTCATGGTCTAGTCCTTTCGCGGCCACGGCCAGGAGAGGCCGGCGAGATCCTCGATTCCGCCGCGCGTCCAGAGCGCCGGGAGATCGGCGACCTCGGGCGGCGGTGCGACGGCGGCGACGACGGGGGCGAAGACCGCGACCGGATCAGCGGCCGGACGCTTGAGGCGCTCGGCCATGACGAGGACGCGCTTCACGCCCTCCATCAGCGCGCGCAACAGCGCCGGCGAGGCGCCGCGCGTGACGGCCGTCAGCAGGTCGAGATCATCGTCGGACGGCTCGAAGGGCGCGGCATAGCGGCGGAGGATCGCGAAGCGCTCTTCCTCGCCGGGCAGGTCGACCGACAGCTGCATGTTGAAGCGCCGCCAGAGCGCGGGATCGAGAACGTCTTGACGGTTCGTCGCGGCCATGGCGATGCCGCCGAACATCTCGATCCGGCGCAACATCACGTTGAGAGCGGACGCCATCTCGACGCTGGCGCCCTGGTCGTTCATGCGCTTGCTGCCGATCGAGTCCACTTCGTCGAAGAAGACGACGGCGCCGCCCTCGGTGGCCTTCATCGCGTCGAACAGCTTGCTGATGTTATTGCCCGTGCCGCCGAGGCTCGCCTCGACGAGGCTCTCAGAACGTACGCAGGCGAGCGGCAGGCCGAGGCGGGCCGCGAAGTGATGCGCCAGCGTCGTCTTTCCGCAGCCGGGCGGGCCGTAGAGCAGCATCGACCGGCGCGGCGTGAGACCGACCGCGTCGAGCGCATCGGCGGCGCGGATCTCGGCAAGCCAATCGAACACGGCGGCGCGGACGGCCGGGGCGAGGATCGGCTCCTCGGCCTCTTGCGGGAACAGGACATCGGCGAAGCGGCCGAGGCGCTGCTCGATATCCGCCTGCTTGGCGGTGCGGAGCGCGCGCTTCATTCCGCGCCTCCTTCGGGCTTGCCCTCATCGGAGCCTTTGTCGTCACCGGCCTTGCCCTTGGGCGGCTTGGTGCGGCGCCAGGCCTTCGGGATCTCCATGCCGTCGGAACCGGTCGCGGCGCACCATCCCTCGTCCCATGCGGCACGGCGCGGATCACCGGCGACGAAGGGATTGGCGAGGATCGACACGCCCTCATGCGCGGCCTTGTGGCCGGCATCGCGGGCCGCCTCGATCTCGGCCGGGCCGAGCGTCGCCGGAACAGCCTGTGCCTCATCGGGCGCCTGCTCAGGCTCCCCCTCGGGCGGCTGCTCCTCGGTCATGCGGCGTCTGGCCTCGTCGCCGAGCGGCGTCCCGTCGAGCATGCCGAGCGAGGCGCGATAGATCTCGGCCAGCTCTTCCGTCTCGCGGCGGGCGCGCCTGGCGCTCTCGCTCTCGCGCATTTCGCGGACGATACGGGCGATGGCCTTCGGGTCGAAGCCCGTCTCCTTCGCCCGCTTCTTGAGGTCGGTGATATCGCCGGCGATATCGGCCTTGGCTTCCTCGAGGCGCAACAGATCATCGACGAAGCCGCGCAGCATGGCGGCGCTGTTGGAGCCATCACTGGACATGCTTCTGATCCTCTCCTGAGGCTGGACGAAGGGCGTGTTGCGCGTAGAGCGCGACAGAGATCGACGCGCCGCCGAGGCCTCCGCAGAGCATGGCGACGGTCACCGCAAGCTCGTCGGAGCCCGGATAGGTCAGGAAGACCGGCAGCCAGAGCGGCCATGTCGCGGCGAGCAGCAGCAGGCCGATCACGAGCCCGGCGCCGGTACCGAGCACGGCGACGAAGATGATGGCGCAGGCTGTGAGGATCGTGCCGGCCATCGCTCAGCCTTCCCCCAGCGCGGCCGGGCACCATCTGCGCAGGCGCGCCCGGTATTCGTCGGCGGGCCTCGGCCACGGCCAGGCCTTGATGGCGCCGCGGACCTTGATCGGCTGCAGGTCTTCCATCGCCCATGGCGCCGGCGGCTTTGCCATCAGATGCGCGCGCTCGGTCATGAGCATGCGGGCATCCCAATCCTTGACGACGCGGCTCGTCTCGAGCGGGAGGGGGAAGGCGATGCCCGCCGCCCGGTGAATGGCAGCGTCGATCCGCGCCTTCAGCGTGCGGATCGCCTCGCGGAAGCCGTCCTCGGAGGGGCTGAGGAGCCGCTCGACGCTGACAATCGCCAGCGCCTCGGCGATCGGCGTCGCTATATCGCCGAGATAGGCCTCATGCGCATCGTGCAGGAGGAAGGCCGCGGCGTAGTCCGGCCGGCCGGTCTCGGCGAAGAGGAGATCGGCGCCCAGCACGCAATGCTGTGCGACGGAATAGGCGCCGGCATGGCCGGTGAAGCGCGGGATGCGCGCCAGGGCCTCGGGAATGTCGACCGCGAAGTCGACATTCTCAGCCTTCGGGTCGATCAGATCGAAGGCGCGGCCACTCGCCGTCTGGAGCCATGGCGCGGTCATTGGACAGTGCCCCGGCCTTCGGCGCGCTGGCCGAGATAGTCTAGGGCCCACTCGACGCCGCTGACCTTCAGCGCGTCAACGAGCATCCGAGCTCCGTCTGCGACAAGCGCGCGCGCGAAGCCGGCATTGGGCGCTTCCTTCACCACGACCGAGCTCGCGAGCGTCGCGATCATGACGTGCGACAGCACCGCTGCGACGAAGTCCTGGGCCGGGACCCGCTCGTCAATCTTCTGCGCAGCGCAGAAGGTCGGCCAGTTATCGAGGATCTGCTCATAGAAGCTCGCAGCCAGCTTCCCTTGCGCGTCCAGCGCGGCTTCGATCTCGGGCGGGTAGGCGGGAGCCGTCGCTTCCTCCGGCTGCGCTGCACTCATGAGGGTGGCTCCTTTCGAGCACGAGGGAGAGCTTGCTGCGCCGATCGTCGGCATCGGCGCGCGCGAGGCGGCCGGTGGACCAGAGGTCAGGGTCGATCGGCGCTTCGACGGGCATCAGGACGCGAGGCCGAGTCCGACGAGAGCGAGGCCGAAGCTCGCCATGGCGGCCGCGAAGGCTGCGAGCAGCGCGAGGCCGGCGACCGACTGGACGGCGTCGCGAGCAAAGCTGCGCCAGTCGATCCGCGCCGGCTCGGGAGCCGGGATGAAGAGCGGGGCGCGCATCAGCGAGCCCTCGCGATCGCCGGCGGCTCGTCGCGATAAACGGGGCCGCCGCCCGCCCCGTTAATCGCGTCAACCAAGGCCTTGCTGTAGACGCCGTCCTTGGTGACGAGGAGCGCGAGCAAGGTCTCGTTGCTCATGAGCGTGACAATGCGGGTGTCGCCGCGGACAAGCTGTTCGGCGGTAAGCCGCTCGCCGGCGCGCAGGCTGATGGCGGTAACTTCGTTCGCCATGGCCGTCACGCCGCCACGTCGAAGAGGAAGCGGCAGTTTTCGACCGCCTGCTTGCCGCGCTTCAGGATCGCGGCGCCTTCGCGGTCGAGGCCGGCGCCGTGACGCTCGGCGAGGTCGACGAGGGCTTTCAGGGCGTGGACGGTCTCGACCGGGCCATCGACGGCGGGGCGCTCGATGACGCGGACGGCCTGCTCTCTCGCAAGGCGGCGGGCGGCCGGGGCGTATTCCGCGATCTCGGCGACGGTGAAGCCCTCGCTCGCGAGGTCATCATCGGAACAGCTGCCGAAGCCGGCGGCCATCTCGATCATCGTCGCGGCCATCAGGCCGACGATCGCGCCGACCTGGGCACTCGGGTCGGCTTCAATGCGCGCCTTGGCCAGCGCGGCGGCGGTGTCGACCATGGGAAAGCCTCCATCGGTGGTTCGATGGAGGGAACGCTAGTGCGGTATGCGTACCGCGTCAAGCGTCAAATGCGGTATATCGGCATATTTACCGCATCAAAGGCCGAACAGGTCGTTCATGCTGAGGACCCGATGGACGGCCACGACCGTCTGGGCGGCGAATTCCATCGTCGCTTCAGGGTTCAGTTGGCGGGCGACAACGCCCGACTGCCGGCGCTCAAGGAAGATCTTGATGTAGCACTGCAGCGGAGCGTGCGGGCCATTTCGGATGTGGATGGCAACGGTATCGCCCCGACGCACCGGCTTGTGCGGATTCACGAAGCGGAGGTCACCGTCGAGGTGCTGCGGCTCCATCGAGTGCCCGGTGATGTAGAGTGCGTAAGCGTCCTTGATGTGGGCGAGCGCTGGCGGCCGGCGAGCATAGTCGACGATCTCGCCCTCAAAGTTGAAGCCCTCAAACGTACCCATGAGGCTACCCGCCGCCAACCCGTACACGGGCACATTCAACGGCATTTCAGCGCGACTTGGCAACCGGACGTCGGCGAGCCTCACTTCGCTGCTGCTGTCGAACGCCTCTCGCGCCAGCTGATCGGGCGTCAAAAGAACCGGCTGGGGCGGCTCCGGCTGGGGCGGGGCGCCGTCAGCGTCATCAGCGACCTGGTCGGTTTCGCCGAGCAAATAGGAGGTCGTCGTCTCAAGGACGGCCGCGATCTTGGCGAGGTTCTCGCTTCGCGGCATCCGGCCCTTCGCCCGCGTGAGATTGCGCAGACCATCGCGGCTCATCCCCGCCCGAGTGGACGCCGCCTCGCGCGAAAGCCCGAGCGCTTTCAAGCGCTCCTCGATCCGCTGCAGCAGGATGTCGTGACGGGTTGCCATGATCGGTTTCCTTACCGCGACGCTGTCAAAACCGCATCCGGTATCCGTACCGTTGACAGTGCGGTTTTCGTACCGCATCATGGTGGCCATGTTGTCCATCGACGCCTTCCTTCGACTGGTTGACGCCTACTGCGCCGCAAGCGGTCTGGCAGTGTCGACGCTCTCGACCCGATTGTTCAATGACGGCAAGCGCATCAGCACATTGCGCGCCGGCCGCGATATCGGCGCACGCCGCATGGAAGCCGCGCTGGCGAAGCTGTCATCGCTTTGGCCATCCGATCTCGGCTGGCCTGCCGATATTCCTCGCCCCCATACCCCGGCGCGCGTCTCCTCCACGCCGCCCCAGCCCTCCGACGCCGCTCCTCCGGTGTCGGAGGGCGCCACCCTCGAGCGGGTGACCGCATGAGCGCTCTTTCCATGATCCGTCATCTGCGTGGTCCCCCGTGATCTGACGCGCCGACCCTCACACGCCGCCCTGACTTTCGCAGCGAAAAAACCGCGAGGTGATTTTCGTGGACGCTACCGATTTGCCTTCCGGACTGCTGACGCTGATCAAGGATGCCAACCGGCAGGTCGTGCTTGCCGCCGGCGGCCCGGCCGTGGTGCAGGCGCTCACCGGGCTTTCGGCGGGCTCGATCTCGCGCATCCAGGGCGACGCCTATCCCGATCTCTTCCCGGTCTGGGCGATCGCGCTGATCGAGTTCAAGACGCAGAAGCCGATCTTCGGCCGGCTGTTCGCGACGCTCACGCAGCATCAACTGGCGCCGATCGGCGAGGGCGAAGAGGCGGGCGGCCATCTGGTCGTCGACCTGGTCGACTTCACCGTGCAGGCGGCGCGCGTCTCTTCCTCCCTCGGCTCGGCGCTCGCCGACAACATCGTGACGCCGAAGGAAGCGAAGGCGACGCTCGCCGAATTCGGCGCGCTGGAGCGGCAAATCGACCGCGCCAAGGGCAAGCTTGCCCCAATCGCCAGCGGCCGCAAATGACCATCACGCGGCTCACCTTCCAGCGGAACGGCCGGCGCATCAGCGTCACCGTACTGACGCCCGACCGGGCGCGGCGGCGGCGGATCGCTCGCGCCATGCTCGCCGCCGGATGGCCGCATGCCCGCATCGCCGCGGCGCTGCGCATTCGTCGCGAACGGCTCGAAGCCCTGCTTGCCGAGCCCTCGCTCTTCGATCCCGCAACCCTGAAAGAGGCCGCGCGCTTCGTGCGCCGGATGGTGGCCGCATGAGCGCCGATAGCAAGGGCGGCGCCTATCGCGCGTTTCTCGAGGCGAAGATCAAGATGGCCCCGCTGCGCGGCCTGCCGATCGCGGCCGAGAGCGTCAACCCGGCACTGAAGCCGCATTGCCGCGCCATCGTGCCCTGGCTGGTCAAGGGCGGGCGGCGGGCGCTGTTCGCCGCCTTCGGGCTGCACAAGACGGCGATGCAGCTGGAGACGCTGCGGCAGATCCTTGGCCAGTTTCCCGGCGAGGCAGCGCTGATCGTGCTGCCGCTCGGCGTCAGGCAGGAATTCATCCGCGAGGCGCGCGAGCGCTTCACCGGCGCCTGTGAAGTCCGGGTGAAATTCATCCGCTCGGCGGCGGAGATCGAGCCCGGCGTGATCCATCTCACCAATTACGAGACGGTGCGCGACGGCAAGCTCGACCCGGCCCTCTTCACCGCCGCCTCGCTCGACGAGGCCTCGGTGCTGCGCGGCTTCGGCGGGACCAAGACCTTCCGCGAGTTCATGCGCCTCTTCGACAAGGTGCGCTTCCGCTTCGTCGCCACGGCGACGCCCTCGCCCAACGAATTCATCGAGCTGCTTTCCTATGCCGCCTTTCTCGGCGTCATGGATGTCGGCGAGGCGAAGACGCGCTTCTTCCGGCGCGACAGCGAGCATGCCGACCAGCTGACGCTGCATCCGCACAAGGAACAGGAGTTCTGGCTGTGGGTGGCGAGCTGGGCGCTCTTCATCACCAAGCCGTCCGATCTCGGCTTTTCCGACGAGGGCTATGAGCTGCCGGCGCTCGACCTTCGCTGGCATGAGATCGGCTCCGACCACGCCGCCGCCGGCGAGGAGAAGGACGGGCAAGGGCGGCTCCTGAAGGACAGCGCACGCGGTCTCGTCGAGGCGGCGCGCGAGAAGCGCGACAGCCTGCCCCGGCGCATCGAGCGGCTGCAGGCGATCCGCGCCGAGGACCCGGCCGCGCACCGTATCATCTGGCACGACCTCGAGGCCGAGCGGCAAGCCATCGAGAAGGCGATCCCGACCGCGCTCGCCGTCTGGGGCTCACAGGATCTCGACGAGCGCGAGCAGCGGATCATCGACTTCTCGGACGGCAGGTTCGCCGAGCTGGCGGCGAAGCCCGTCATTGCCGGCTCGGGCTGCAACTTCCAGCGCCACTGCGCGCAGGCCGTCTTTCTCGGCATCGGCTTCAAGTTCAACGACTTCATCCAGGCCGTGCACCGCATCCAACGCTTCGGGCAGAGCCGGCCCGTCCGCATCGATCTCATCTACACCGAGGCCGAGCGCGAGGTGCGCCGCAGCCTCGAAGACAAATGGGCGCGCCACAAGGAGCTCGGCGAGAAGATGACCGCGATCATGCGCGACTATGGGCTGTCGCACGCCGCCTTCGCCGAGACTCTGACGCGCTCTCTGGGCGTCGAGCGGGTCGTCTCGACGGGCGAGAACTACACGCTCGTCAACAATGACTGCGTCGAGGAGACGGCGCGGATGGGAACCGACAGCGTCGACCTCATCGTCACGTCGATCCCCTTCTCGACGCAGTATGAATACACGCCCTCCTACAATGATTTCGGGCACACCGACGACAACGACCATTTCTGGGCGCAGATGGACTTCCTGACGCCGGAGCTTCTGCGCGTGCTGAAGCCCGGCCGCTGCGCCGTCATCCATGTCAAGGACCGGATCGTGCCGGGGGGCCTTTCGGGCCTCGGCTTCCAGACGGTCTACCCCTTCTCCGACGCGACGATCGCGCATTTCCAGAAGCACGGCTTCGCCTTCCTGTCGCGGATCACCAACGTCACCGACGTGGTGCGGGAGAACGCGCAGACCTATCGGCTCGGCTGGAGCGAGCAATGCAAGGACGGGTCGCGCATGGGCAACGGCATGCCCGAATATGTGCTGACCTTCCGCAAGCCGCCGACCGACCGCAGCAACGGCTATGCCGACGCGCCGGTGAAGAAGACGAAGCGGATGGCCGACAAGGGCGGCTGGAGCGGCGAGGGCTATAGCCGCGCGCGCTGGCAACTCGACGCCGCCGGCTTCTGGCGCTCCTCCGGCGACCGGCTGCTCGAGCCGGGCGCGCTGGTCGGCCTCGACGCCAAGATCGCCTATCGCATGTGGAAGCGCTTCAACCTCCAGGCGGTCTACGACCTCGAGCATCACATCGCCATCGCCGAAGCGCGCGAGCTGGTCGGGCAGCTGCCGCCCGATTTCGCGCTGCTGCCCGTCCATTCCTGGCATGAGGAGGTCTGGACCGATGTCGCGCAGATGCGCTCGCTCAACACGATGCAGGCCGGCAAGGGCGCCGAGAAGCATCTCTGCCCCCTGCCCTTCGACATCGTCAACCGCGCCATCCTGCAGCGCTCCGAGCCCGGCGAAACCGTGCTCGACCCGTTCGGCGGGCTGATGACGACGCCCTATTGCGCCGTGAAGCTCGGCCGCAAGGGCATCGGAATCGAGCTCAACCCGCGCTACTTCCTCGACGGCTGCCGGTGGGTGGAAGCCGCCGCGCGCGAGATCGCCGTGCCGACGCTGTTCGACCTGCTCGGCGCCGAGGCCTCGGCCGAGGGCGACGAGGGCGGGATCGCGGAGGCAGCGGAGTGAATGTGGCTCTTCGTCCCCGGCCTCTCGACGTCATCAGCCTGTGCACCGGAGGCGGAGGGCTTGACCTTGCCCTCGACCTCGCCGTTCCGGGATCTCGCGCCGTCGTTGTGGTGGAGAGGGAAGCCTTCGCCGTTGCCCATCTGGTCGCGGCGATGGACGCGGGTCTCCTGGCTCCGGCGCCTGTCTGGTCGGATGTCGGCACCTTCGACGGCCGCCCCTGGCGCGGCCTCGTGGATGGCCTCATTGGCGGCATCCCGTGCCAGCCGCACAGCCTCGCCGGCCGCAAGCGCGGCAGCCTCGACGAGCGCGACCTCTGGAGCGACACGCGGCGCATCATCGCCCGCGCAAGGCCGTGGTTCGTCCTCATCGAGAACGTCGCCGGCATGCTCGCGGCGGGGGCTGACGAAATCGCTGGAGCGGAGCGCGTATGGCGAGACCTTCGCAAGCTGGGCTTCGCGGTTGAGGCAGGACTGTTCCGCGCGTCGGAAGTCGGCGCGCCGCACGAGCGCGAGCGGCTCTTCATCCTCGGGCTGGCCGACACCGGATGCGAACCTGATGAACGATCAGGAAAAGCCGGAGAGCTTCGCGGCGCGGCAGGAGCGACAGAAGGCGAAGGGCATCAACGGCAATGGCATGGGGATGCCGCTCGCGATGGCGGCGCGGACATGGCCGACGCCGACGACGCGGGATCACAAGGGCGGCGGGGATGCTTTGATCCGATCGGACGGCAAGATCCGCAACGACATGCTCGACTGGGTAGCGGAGAAATGGGCGACGCCGAGGGTCGAGATTGCCCGGGCGCTCGGCAACCCGAAGCACATCACGCCGACGCGCGCAAACGGCAACCTCGAGGATCAGGTCGTGGCGGTCCCCTCTTTCCGCCTGGACCAGCAGATCACGACGGATGGCGAGGAGTCCTCGCATATTCGCCGGACCTTGAACCCGCTGTTCGTCGAATGGCTGATGGGCTGGCCGCCCGGGTGGACCTTTCTGGGCCTCACGCCGCCCGCGTCGAGCGGCTGCGCATGCTCGGTAACGGCGTTGTCCCGCTTCAGGGCGGATATGCGATCCGCGCTCTCCTCGCTCGGCACGCCGCCCGCGGCTCCGCCCGAGCAGCCGAGCTTCTTGTGAGGGAGGGCGCAGCATGACCATCGAAACCCGGCGCGACGAGATCGAGTGCTGGCCGACGCGGCAGGACTGCATCGAGCAGAATCGGCGTGCGCTGGCCGCGATGCTGAAGCATCACGGGCATATCCCGCCCGAGCGGGACTGCTCGGCCGAGGCGCTGGCGATCCGCGCGCAGCTCGGGCGATGGTCGCCGCGCTCGCGCCGCGCGCTCGCCGTTCGGCCCGATGCCGGAAGGTCGCCGGCGATGGCCGAGGACCTCGCCGCGCTGCTCGCCGAGATCTGCGGGCGCTACCAGGTCTCCGAACGCCAGATCCGCGAGCATGGCGGCTCGACCAATGCCCGCCTCGCGCGGCAGGCGCTGTTCCATGCGGCCTATCACCAGCTCGGGATGACCAAGGCCGCCATCGGCGGCGCCTTCGACCGCTCGGCGCAATCGGTCGGCCAGACAATCCGCTTCGTCGAGACCGGATCGTCGCGATGACCGCCCTTGCCTCGCCAGCCGTCGACGACTGGATCGACCGCGCGCGGGCCGTGCCGATCGAGGAGGTTGCCGCGCGGCTCTACGGGCTCGACTGGAAGAGCCGCGGCCACGAGATGGCATGGGCGTGTCCTGCCTGCGGCGGGCATGACCGCTTCTCGATCAACCGGCGCAAGCAGGTGTTCCATTGCCGCGCCTCCGGCGAAGGCGGCGACGTCATCGCCATGGTCCGCTATCTCGACGCCTGCGACTTCACCGCGGCCTGCGAGCGGATCACCGGCGAGGCGCGGCCGGACGGCGCCGGCGGCACGGTCGACGAGGCCGAGCAGCGGCGGCGGGCCGAGCAGCGCGCGGCCGAGCACGAGGAACGCGAGCGCGCCGCGGCGGACTATCGCGAGGCCGAGCGGCGGCGATCATGGAAAATCTGGCAGGAGGCCGTGGCGATCCGGCCGATCGACCCGATCGGGCGTTACCTCGCCGCGCGCGGGATCGCGACCGCCGCGCTTGGCGGCGCGCGCCTCAAGATGACGCCCTCCCTCCCCTTCTATCAGCTCGACGGAAAGCGGCCGCGCGAGGTGCATAGGGGCCCGGCCATGGTCGGCGCCATCATCGGGCCGGACGGGCGGTTCCGCGGCGTCCACACGACATGGGTCGACCCGGCGACGCATGCGAAGGCCGAGATCGCCGATCCCGAAACCGGCGAAGTGCTCTCGCCGAAGAAGGTGCGCGGCTCGGCCGGCGGCAACCATATTCCACTCTCCCGCAACCCCGTGGCCAGGCGGCTCGTCGTTGGCGAGGGGATCGAGACGGTGCTCTCGGTCAAGCATGCCTGCGCGGCCGAGATGCTGCCCGGCTGGATGGGCGAGACGCTCTTCGTCGCCGGGATCTCGCTGGGCAATATCGGCGGGCGCGCGATGGACACGATCCCGCATCCGACCGCGACCCGCACCGACACGCTCGGCCGGGTGCGCAAGCAGCGCGTGCCGAACGACCAGCCCGACCGCGACCCGCGCTATGCGGCGCTGATGCCGCCCGACGGGGTCGAGGATGTGATCCTGCTCGGCGACGGCGACAGCGACCGCTTCACCACCGAGATGACGCTGCGCCGCGCGGCCGCGCGCTGGGCTCGGCCGGGCCGCGTGATCAAGGTCGCCTGGGCGCCGGCCGGCGGCGACTGGAACGATGTGCTGAGGGGGAAGTGACTAATGACGCTAGTCCTCCGTAAGCATGACGATGTAGCTCTCCTCATCGAGCGCAACGCTGCGCGAGTAAAAGGCGTCCTCAAGCGTACCCATATCGACAAAAGGGGACGTAATCGTTCCATCTTGGAAAAGCCGCTCACGTACATTGTCCATCGCCTGGGCGATTACAACAGCTTTCGCAGCGTATTTCTTTATGACGTCACTCGGACTTTCCCCAACGGCTGCGTTACCTATCTTGAGATTGCCGAAATCATTTCGGAAGAAATTGAGCACGATGCCGAGGCGTCCATCGATCTCGAAAACCTCGGAGTGGTACCTGTTGATGTATTCACCAGCAACGACTGCCCTTTGGAGCGACCATACTCCGCTGTCAAGCGCGCTCGCAATAAATCTAAGGTCTACAGCGACAGCCAAGAGTATGTCGGTATTTCTCTTCAGCGCTGCGGTCCGATGAAAGCGCTCGTTAGCTTCGATTTGAGCTTGGGCGGCATCCCAAGCTCTACGAGCGGCCCAAAATGCGGCTGCTATCGCGCCTGCAGAAGTGAGTGTTGGTCCAAGTTTATCGATCATATCGAGCGGCGCAAGCGATGGCGTGGCGACCAAGATTGTGAAGCCGCCGATCGCCGTCAGAACGAAGGTGATCGCCCAAGCGGCTTCGCCCAACCATTCCTTTTGCATAACTTCCCCCAGTCTATCGGTGGCTCATGCTAGACGATCCGCGCCGCCAAATCGCCGATGCGATCGCGCATGCCCAACCGATCGGCCCCGAACCCCCTTCCTCGGAGGGCGGCGACTTCGACGCCGGCGATGGGCCGGCGCCGTTCGGCGACTATGACGGCGACGAGAACGGGCCTTCCGACCTGCCGCCCGATGGCAGCGTCGATCCGAACCTCGTCGCCGAATGCGCCCCGCTCGACCATTCCGACACCGACAACGGGCTGCGGCTGCGCAAGCATTTCGGCCGCGACCTCGTCGTGATGGAGCAGGCCGGCGCCAAGGTTCCGGCCTTCGTCGCCTGGACCGGGACACATTGGGACGTCGACACCGGCGGGCCGGCCGCGATGCGCATCGCGCAGAAGATCGGCGCGCTGATCGCGCTCGAGGCCGACCATCTCACCGCGACGCCCGACGAGATCAAGGCCATGCGCCGCGGCGCCGACGCCGAGGACGAGCTCGACACGCTCGAAGCAAAGGAGAGCCCGACCGACGCGGAGAAGCAGCGCATCCGCCTGTTGCGCGCACTCGTCGACGACGGCGAGGCGGCAAAGGCCGAGCTCAAGAAGCGGCAGATCGCGCGGCGGAAATTCGGCGTCTCTTCGAAGAACAAGGCGCGGCTCGAGGCCATGCTGGCCTGCGCGGCGCCGCATATGCTCATCGAGCCCGAGGCCTTCAACGCCAATCACCTGCTCGTCGCGACGGCGGAATGCACGCTCGCCTTCGACAGGATCTCCGATCCCGAATGCCCCGATCCGGACGTGACGCGCTGGCTCGGCCGCTGCACGCCGATCCCCGGCCATCGCCGCGAGGACATGATCACGAAGGTGCTGCCGATCGTCTATGACCCGGCCGCGACCTGCCCGCGCTTCGACGCTTTCCTCGACGAATTCCAGCCGGACGCGGCGACCCGGCGCATGCTGCAGACCTGGTGCGGGCTCGGCCTGCTCGGCCTCACCAGCCAGCATATCGTCTTCCACTACGGGCTCGGCGCCAACGGCAAGAGCGTCTTCATGGAGACGATCATGCGCGTCATGGGCGACCTCGCCGTCGGCCTGCCGGCCGAATCGATCACCGGCGACGGCGCGCGCGGCGCCGGCGCGGCGAGCCCTGACCTCGCACGGCTCTATGGCGTCCGCTGCCTGCGCGTGCTCGAGCTGGCGGCCGACCAGCCGCTGCAGGAGGCGCTGGTCAAGAAGCTGACGGGCGGCGAGCGCATTCCCGTCCGAACGCTCTTCCAGGGCTATTTCGAGTTCACGCCGATTTTCACCGGGCATATGAGCGGCAACGGCTATCCGCGGATCGACGGAACGGATAACGGAATCTGGCGGCGCATGCTCGTCGTGCACTGGCCGGTGACGATCGCCGAAGAGCGACGCGAGAATTTCGAGGACGTGCTGGCGCGGTTCGCGCCGGAATATGCCGGCATCCTCAACTGGATGATCGAGGGCGCCAAGCGCTACATGGCCGAGGGTCTCGTCATCCCCGAGGCGGTGAAGCTCGCCACCAAGGAATATCGCGACGAGATGGACCCGATCGGGCTCTTCGTCGGCGATTGCGTCAGCCCGGCCGCGGGCGAGAGCGTCACGGCGCGCGAGATGTATCAGGCCTATGTCGCGTGGTCGGAGGCGAACGCCAAGAAGGCCTTCTTCGAGACGAAGTTCGGCCGCGTGATGAAGACGCGCTTCCGCCGCTCCGAGGGCAGTCCGCGCCGTTATCTCGACTGCCGCCTGCACGATGTGCCGGCCACCGCGCCCCGCAGCCCCTCGCCAGAGGATTACGAACCCTGAGACCCTGCGGGGACATCACAGGGTTCACAGGGTTTCACAGGGTTTGCGTCAAACCCTGTGACGCGAAAAAGCGTGACTGCTCAAGGCGATAGACTGCCGATCACAGGGTTCACAGGGTTTTCGCGCCTGCGCCTATACATGCGGGGGTTCGGGGGATCATCAGTCGGCGGCGATTGATGGTGCTTTTACTTCACATATACGCGAGAAAACCCTGCAAACCCTGATCCTCATTCCATAAGATATTGATCCTTATGATATAATCGCTTCCCAGGGTTTGATTTGAACCCTGTGAAACCCTATCGAACCCTAATGCGGAGACAGCGCCATGGTGAAGCGGATCGGGATCGAGGCCTTGTTGCGGTGGACCTATCGGGACGAGCTGCCGAAGGCCGGGGCCGCGCGGGCGCTGTCCGGCGTCGGCATCAAGCGGGCCTATTCGGCCGTCGAGGCCTATGGCGAATATCTCTCGCTGATCGACTGCGCCGGCGAGAACCGCTTCGGCGTCGTGGCGGACCTGATGGCCATGGCCGAGCCGTCGATCGATGCGGTGCGCGTCTATGAGGCGGTGCAGGCGCTGGCGGGCGTCGAATTCGAGCTCGAGGCCGATGACGGCCTGCTCTCGGACATGCCGGTGATCGGTGACGAGATGCCCGGCGTCCTGGCGCGGGCGCAGAACCGTGTGACGATCGTCGATGCGCAGGGCGCGCGGCTCATCAAGGGCGGGCCGGTCGGTCTGATCGTCAAGCATGCGCTGCTCGGCGGGTGTCCCGTCTGGGAGGGCGAGGAGCCGGAGCGACGGTTCAGGCGCGCAGCGAGCGGCAATGGCGCGGCGTGGTTCCGCACGATCGTCATCGAGACCTCGGGCGGGCCGATGGAATGCGAGGTCGACGGCTGGGATGCGACGGGCAAGCGCCCTATGCCGGGCGCCTATCGCAAGGTCGAGTTCGATCCCGACCCGGCGCCGGTCGCGGAAGGGCGGATCGAATACAAGGTCTGGCACGCGGCACTCGGCGTCCTCACCGATGCGCTCACCGGCGCGCTGGACGGGTTCGACGTCGTGCCGACCGAGCGCCCTGCCCGGCCCTGGGAAGAGGCGCCGGAGGTGGCGCCGCAGGTGCTGCCGAACCTGACGGCGGCGGCGACGTGGCAGGGCCGGCTTTCGCATGCTGATCGAAAGCGGCTCGCCGCTTGACTTGCGGCGTTCCCTTGACTTAGCGTTGGCCACGGTAAGAAAGAAGGCTCGGAGCGGTGACGCTGCCGGGCCTTTTCGTTGATCAGGCGCTTTTGAGGAGCGTCGCCACCGCCAGGATGTCGGTGCGAAGCGCCGCCGGCAGAAGGCGGGCGAGATCCTCGCTCCCGGCGAGCGGCAGCAGCGCGCGCTCGATCGCGAGGCGGTGCATTGTCTTGAAGACGACCTTGCCCGCCTCGATGTCCTGATAGGACCGCAGGTGGATGCCGAGCAGCTCGGCCATCCCCGTCTGTGTCAGGCCGAAGGCCTTGCGCAGTTCGGGCAGATCGGACGCTGTGAGCATTGCGGCGGCTCCTGTGCTTCGCTATCTTCTGGGGAACCGGCGGGGTGTGTCAGACCCCGCCGGCCCCCGGCTTACCGGCTAATGGAGAGTGTCAGTCTCCACTTGCCGAACCGGACTTGGAAGGTGAGCTTGATGCTCATGGTGCCTCCAGTCCGTTGATGTCAGGCGGTATTGCCTGACACCCTCTTTATACGGTGTTTCCCCATATCGCGCAAGCGGAATATGAGGAAACACCGTATTTGTTTGAGCCCATGCCATCGCGCCCAACGACGTTTCGCCCCGCTGGTCGGCCTGATCGGGCGGAGCAGCGGCGCGTCTATGACGAGCGGCGCGGCAGTGCCCGCGAGCGCGGCTATAACGTCCGCTGGCAGAAGGCGCGACAGACCTTCCTCGCCCGCTCGCCACTCTGCCTCGGATGCGAGTCTGTCGGGTGGATCGAGCCGGCGACGGTCGTTGATCACGTCGTGCCCCATGACGGTGATACGGCGCGCTTCTGGGACACGGAGCGCTGGCAGGGCTGCTGCAAGTGGCACCACGACGTGGTCAAGCAGCGGCTTGAGGATCGGTGGAGGCGCGGCGAGGTCGGCGCCCCGGCGCTCTGGCTGTCGAGCCCCGAGGCCGCCGCCCTGACCCGCGCGCTCCGCCCGCTCGGTTGAGGGGGGGTGGGGGGTCGAAAGTTCGGGCCTTTTCGGACAGGACCGGCGCTCCAATAGGGAAGAAATCGGCGCGGAATTCGGCGGCAGGTTTTTTTTGGCGTCACTCCGGCGCTGCAACATGAGGTGACCCGATGGCTGCGCGTGGCAGGCGGGGTGACCCGGCTGCCCAGGCTGCGAAGGGGCATCCCGGTCGCCGCCGCAAGAGCGTCAAGAAGATGATCGCCGAGGCGGATCGCGTCGCGAGCCTCCTCGCCGCGGCGCCGCCGATCGGCGACGAGTTCTCGCCGCCGGTGTTTCTCACCGACCCGACCGTCGCGCCGGCGCTCAAGATCTGGCGCGACTTCGCGCCCGAGCTTCGGCGAACGAAGCGGCTGTCGCAGCTGCACCGGCTGCACTTCGCGATGTTCTGCGTTTACTACGGCGAATGGCTGGCGGCGTCGGACGATATCCGTCGCAACGGGACCTTCCAGATGGTGGCCACCGTCTCCGGCTCGGAGATGGAACGCACCCGGCCGATCGTTGCCTTCCGCGAGATCGCCTATCGCAACGTCATGGAGCTGGGGAAGGAATTCGGCCTGACGCCGCGCGAGGAATACGCCCTCGTGCGCGACCAGGCGGACGCGGTGTCGCGCAATCCCGGCCTCTTCGGCGACCAGCGCCAGCCCGCGAGCTCCTCCGAGCCGCCGGCGCCCGCCAAGGCAGACAGCCTGATCGGCTCGCTCGACGCCCTCGATTCGGAACCGCCTCCGGGCCTGCCCAACTAAGAGATGAGCGAGGATCCCCTCGCTGGCGCTTCGACGGTCGCCGTCGAGGCGGCGGCCCGCGCGAGCCTGTGGCCTGAACCGCAATGGCTCACCGAGCTGTGCGCCGAGCCCGGCAACGAATGGGCGCGCAAGGCCTGGGAGAAAGCGCGGCAGGTTCCGGGCGCGTGGTTCGACCATGCGAAGGCCGAGAAGGTCGTCGCGCTGTGGCCGACATGGTTCGTGCTCACCGACGATCGCTTCGCCGGTGTTCCGTTCCGGCTGCTGCCGTGGCAGGCGGCCGTGGTGCGGCTTCTCGTCGGCTGGAAGGCGCCGACCGAGATCATCGACCCGTGGACGGGCGCAAAGACCTTCGCGCATGTCCGCGTCTTCAAGCGGCTGCTGCTCTGGATCCCGCGCAAGAACGGCAAGAGCGAGTTCCTCGCCGCGCTGGCGCTGCTCTTCTTTGCGATCGAGGGCGTCGCCGGCGGCCAAGGCTTCGTGTTCGCCCGCGACGAGGCGCAGGGGCGCGTCGTGCTGCGCAAGATGAAGGCGATGATCGCGGGCAATCCGCGGCTCGCCGAAGACGCGCAGCCCTTCGCGAAATCGATCTATCTGAAGCCGACGGCATCGCTTTTCGAGCTGCTGACCGGCTCCGAGGAGGGCAAGCACGGCAAATCGCCGACCGTCATCGCCGGCGACGAGATGCATGAATGGCGCTCGCGCGAGGTCGAGACGACGCTGCGGCAAGGCACGGGAACGCGCCTGCAGCCCATCGAGCTCTATGCCTCGACGGCGGGCAAGAAGACGAACCCGACCGGCGTCGCGCTCTGGGAAGAGAGCCTCGCCATTCTCGACGGCCGGATCGACGATCCGGCGACGCTGGTCGTCGTGTTCGCGGCCGGGCCGGAAGACGACTGGCGGGACGAAGACGCCTGGCGCCGCGCCAACCCGTCGCTCGGCCTGTCGCCGACGATCGCCTTCCTGCGGCGCGAGGCGGCGCTTGCCATCGACAATCCGCGGGCCGAGGCGCATTTCCGCTGCTACCACCTCAACCAGTGGGTCGACGGCACCGTCCGCTGGCTGAGCGTCAAGAAGTGGGATGCCTGCGCCGTCGACGCGACGAGCTGGAAGACGGCGGCGCAGCGGCTGAAGGGCCGTACTTGCTGGGGCGCGATCGACGTCTCGTCGACCCGCGACGTGACGGCGCTGATCTGGCTGTTCCCGCCGGAGGGCGACGAGACGAAGTGGCAGCTGGCCTGCCGCTTCTGGGTGCCCGAGCTGACGCTGGCCGAGCGCGTCAAGGCTGATCGCCTGCCCTATGACCGCTGGAAGGCGATGGGCGCGATGGAGACGACGCCCGGCGACTATGTCGACCAGAACTTCGTGAAGGCCGCTGTCCTCGAAGGCTTCAACGACTTCGACGTGCTCGGCGTCGGCTACGATCCGTGGAACGCGACGAAACTCGTCGCCGACCTCGAGACCGAGGGCGTCGAGATCGACCGGCTGATCGAGATGCGGCAGGGCATCGCGACGCTGGGCGAGCCGTCGAAGCACTTCGAGCGGCTCGTCTATGCCGAGCTGCTCGATCACGGCGGCCATCCGGTGATGCGCTGGATGGCGGGCAACGCGGTCGTTCGCTTCGACGAAAACCTGAACTTCGCGCCGGCTAAGAAGCGCTCGGCCGAGAAGATCGACGGCATCGTTGCCGGTGTCATGGCGGCAGGCCTCGCCTTCCGCAACGACGACGCAAAATCCTTCTGGGAAACGACCTGACGAATGGGCATCTGGTCCTGGCTCCCCTGGGGGCGGAAGAACGCCGACCCGACCGAGCGTCAGGCCTGGCTGCGCGGCGGACTTCCGACCGGCGCACCACTGACGCCGGAAACGGCCCTCAGCACCACGACTGTGCTCGCCTGCTGCCGTGTGCTGATGAACGGCGTCGCGCAGGTGCCGTTTCGCCTTTATCGGGAAGCCGACGACCGCCGTAAGCCGGCGAGCGATCACCCGCTTTATTCGCTGCTCTATCGGCGGCCGAACAAGTGGCAAACGGCCTTCGAGTTCCGCCAGACACTCGTGCTGCATCTGGCGCTCACCTGGAATGCCTACGTCTTCGTCAATCGGGTCGGTATCGCGCGCAACATCTTCGAGCTGATCATCATCGAGCCGCAGCGCGTCACCGTCGAGCGCCGCGACGATCTTTCGCTCGTCTATCGCGTGACCGGCGAGAAGGGTGAGCAACAGGTATTCCCTGCCGAGGCGATCTGGCATCTGCGCGGCCCGTCGTGGAACAGCTATCTCGGCATGAACCCGCTTCGGCTGGCTGCGGAGGCGATCGGGCTTGCGGCTGCGCTGGAGCGCGGCCAGGCCGAGTTTCAGAAGAACGGCGCCGCGGTCTCCGGCTCCTATTCCGTGGAGGAAAAGCTCTCGCCAGAGCGCTACGAGTTCCTGGCGAAGTGGATCGACAGGCACGCCGTCGGCGGCGACCGGGCCGCCAAGCCTATGATCCTCGACATGGGGGCCGAATGGGCATCGCATGCGATGTCCAGTGTCGATCAACAGCTGATCGAGACGCGCAAATTCCAGATCGAGGAGATCTGCCGCGCCTTCAACATCATGCCGATAATGGTCGGGCATGGCGGCGACACCTCGCCGACCTATGCCAGCGCAGAGCAGTTCTTCCTGGCGCATGTCGTGCACACGCTCTCGCCCTGGTACGAGCTGATCGAGCAGAGCGCCGACGTCAACCTACTTACCGAGGAAGAGCGCGCGGCCGGCTACTACACGAAGTTCACGCCCAACGCGCTGATGCGCGGCGCCGCAAACGACCGCGCCAACTTCTATTCCAAGGGCCTCGGCGCCGGCGGCACGAAGGGCTGGCTTACCCAGAACGACGTGCGGCGCCTCGAGGATATGGACCCGTCGGACGATCCGAGGGCCAACGAGCTGCCGCAGCCGACCGCGAAGCCCGGCACGTCGCCGGCCGACCCGTCGAACACGCCCGGAGATCCCAATGCGCAGTGAAGCCTTCTATGCGCCGCTCGAGGTGAAGTTCGCCGAGGGCGCCACCGCTGGCATCTTCGAGGGTTATGGCGCGGTGTTCGGCAATGTCGACGCCTATGGCGACGTCATCCAGAAGGGCGCATTCCGCGAGACGCTGCGCGAGTGGAAAGGGCTCAAGAAACTGCCGCCGATGCTCGTACAGCATGGCGGCTGGATGATGACCGACATGGACGCGCTGCCGGTCGGGATCTGGGAGGCGATGTCGGAAGACGACACCGGCCTTCAGGTCAAGGGTCGCCTCATCAATCTCGACACCGAGCGCGGCAAGACGATCTATGGCGCCATGAAGGAAGGCGCCCTCGACGGCATGTCGATCGGCTACCGGGCGAAGGAATTCGCGCTCGGCACCAAGCCCGAGGAGCCGCGCCGCACGCTCAAGAAGATCGACCTCATGGAGGTGTCGGTTGTCACCTTCCCGGCCAACGGCAAGGCGCGCGTCAGCGCCGTCAAGTCGCAGGACGATCTGAGCGTCGAAGACATTCGCGAGATCGAAGCCATCCTCCGGACGGAGGACCTCTCGCAACGGGACGCCGCGAAGGCCGTCGCCGGCTTCAAGAAGTGGCTCCGCCGTGACGGCGGTGCACCGGGACCAGGCTCTCGCGACGAGAGTGCTGCGGCCGACCTGGCGGACGTGATCCGCCGGAACATCGCATCCCTTTCGGCACGGTGAGAACCATGGACCTGAACGAGATCAAGGGCCTGCTCGACAAGCAGGGCGAGGCGTTCGACGCCTTCAAGAAGTCGCACACCGAACAACTCGACGAGCTGAAGAAGAAGGGCGCCACCGACCCGCTGCTGGTCGAGCGCATGGGCAAGGTCGAAAAGGCGCTCGACAGCGCGGTCGAGGCGAAGGCCGCGATCGAGGCGAAGCTCGAGGCCGAGAAGAAGGAGCGCGAGGCGCTCGAGGCGCGGATCAACCGCGAGGGCATCAAGGCGGGCAGCGTCGAGGAGGCGAAGCGCGCCATCGAGATCAAGGACTTCAACGTCACCCTCGCCGCCGTCGCGTCGGACCAGAAGCGCGGTTTTGCGCCGCTCGACGAGAAGGGCTATGACGCCTACAAGTCCGCCTTCAACGGCTTCCTGCGCAAGAACGAACGGCTGCTCACGGCCGAGGAAGTGAAGACGCTCTCGGTCGGCTCCGACCCCGACGGCGGCTATTTCGTCACGCCGGACATCACCGGGCGCATCGTCAAGAAGGTCTACGAGACCTCTCCGATCCGCCAGATTGCCAGCGTACAGGCGATCAGCACCGACGCCCTCGAGGGTATCGAGGACAATGGCGAGGCCGGCGCCGGCTATGCCGGCGAGATGACGCAGGGCTCGGATACCACCACGCCGCAGGTCGGCAAGTGGCGGATCCCCGTCTTCTGGATCGACACCGAGCCGAAGGCGACGCAGCAGCTGCTCGACGATGCGGCGGTCGACATCGAGGGCTGGCTGAGCGGCAAGGTCGGCGACAAGTTCTCGCGCTTCGAGAACTCCGAGTTCGTGAACGGTGCCGCCAACAAGATCCTCGGTCTCGCCAAGGGATACACCGCCGCCGCCGACAGCGGCGCCGGCGTCACCTGGGGACAGGTCGGTTATGTCGCCACCGGCTCGGACGGCGCTTTCGCCGGCTCCAACCCGGCCGACAAGCTGATCGACCTGATGGGCGCGCTGAAGGGTGCGTATCTCAACAATGCGCGCTGGCTGACCCGCCGCTCCGTCGTCACGCTCATCCGCAAGTTCAAGGATGGGCAGGGCAACTATCTCTGGCAGCCGGCCTTCACGCTCGGCACGCCGGAATCGATCATGGGCTTCCCGGTCACCCGCGCCGAGGACATGCCCGCGGTGGCGTCGAACAGCTACTCGCTGGCCTTCGGCGACTTCGCGGCGGCCTACCAGATCGTCGACCGCCAGGGTATCCGGGTGCTGCGCGATCCCTACACCGCCAAGCCCTTCATCAAGTTCTACACGACGAAGCGGGTCGGCGGCGGCGTCGTGAACTTCGAGGCCTACAAGCTGCTGAAGTTCGGCACCTCGTAAGCGGCAACGCGCGGCCGGCGCCTTCGCGGCGCCGGCATTCCTCCCTCTCCATCTCAAGGATACGCACGATGCGTGACATCATGGATCGGGTGCACGTCGCCGCGGCCTTCGCGCCGAAGGCGGCCGTCACCGACAACACCGCGCAGGTCTCGTCCGTCGCCGATCTCAAGGGTTACGGCTCTTGCATGCTGGCCTATATCCTCGGCACCAACGCCGACACGGATATGACCTACACGCTGCTCATCGAAGACAGCGACGACAATTCGTCCTTCGCCGCGGTCGACGACGCCTATCTCAACGGCACCGAAGTGCTCGGCAGCGCCGACTTCGGCGACGACGGCGAGCCGCGCAAGATCGGCTATACCGGCATCAAGCGCTATGTTCGCGCGACGATCACGCCGGCGAACAATACCGGCAACGTCTTCATCGGCGGCGTCTGGGTGCTCGGCCATCCGAACCGCCAGCCGACGGCCAACCCGCCGATCTGACCCGCGCCATGCTCGCGCCCGTCCTGATCACGGCACCGGCGGAAACGCCGGTGTCGCTCGCCGAAGCCAAGGCGCATTGCCGCGTCGACCACGACGACGATGATCTCCTCATCGAGGCGCTGATCTTGGCGGCGGTCGGGCATCTCGATGGCTGGTCGGGCGTGCTCGGTCGAGCTCTGGTGACCCAGACCTGGCGGCAGGACTTTTTCGGCTTTGGCAGCACCCGCTGCGGGCCGTTGCGGCTCGCTCTCTCGCCGGTGTCCTCCATCTCGTCGCTGACCTATTTTGAACCGTCCGGGGCTCAGCAGGCCCTTTCGGCCGGGGTGTATCGACTGCTCACAGACGAGCGCGGGCCGTTTGTCGAGTGTGTGGGCGATTCGACATGGCCGTCGACGGCATGCCGGTCCGATTCGGTATCGGTCACTTATGTCGCCGGGGTCGCCGCTGCCGACGTGCCCGCGCCGATCAAGGCGGCGACGCTGCTCATCGTCGGGCATCTCTATGCCAACCGCGAAGCCGTAGCGGAAAGCACGCTCGCCGCATTGCCATACGCGGTCGACGCACTGATCGCGCCCTATCGCCGCGTAGGCCTCTGATATTTCCCTCTCAAGGATCTCACCATGGCTGATCTCTCCATCACCGCGGCAAACGTCATCGCGGGCGACGACAGCGTGCAGGCGTCCGGCATCGCGGGCGAAGCCGTCGCGGCCGGCAAGGTCGGGTATTACAACACCAGCACGCGCCGCTACATGCTGGCCGACAGCAACTCCGCCACCGTCGAAGCGCGGCGCGGCACCTGCATCTTTCTCAACGGCGCAGCGGCGGGGCAACCCGTGAAGGTGCACCGGGCTGGCGACATCACGATCGGCGCCACTCTCACGGCGGCCACGGCCTACTATCTGTCCGACACGCCAGGCGGCATCTGCCCGCTCGCCGATGTCGGGAGCGGCGAGTATGTCTGCCAGGTCGGGCTCGCCAGATCGACGACTGTCCTTACGGTCGACTTCCAGTTCCCGGGCGTCGCGCTCTAGACCGTGCCCTGGGTGCGGTTTACCAGCCGCTTCGACTGGTCGCCGCCGCCGTTTCGGCAGCGGCGCACGACAGTGTTCCAGGCCGGCCAGACCCTGCTCGTGACCACGGCATGCGCGAAAAGCGCCGTCGCGGCCGGCAAGGCTGTCCCTGTCGCCAAGCCCAAGCAGGAGCACGACAATGGGCGCGGGTGACCTTCGGGAACGCCTCTCGTTCCAGAAACGCGCCGCAATCGACGACGGCTTCGGCAACCCGGTCTCCGGTCCCTTCGTCGAGCAGTTCGTCGTGTGGGGGCGCATCCAGTATCTGAAGGGCGGCGAAGGTGTGCAGGCGGCCAGGCTCGCCGGTACGCAACCTGTCATCCTGCATGTCCGGGCGTCACGCCAGACGCGCACCATCTCTCCGGACTGGCGGGCGGTCGACGCACGGCGCGGCACGATCTTCAACATCACTGCCGCCGCCAACATGGACGAGCGCAACGTCATGATCGAGATCCTTGCATCGAGCGGGGAAGCATCGGGCTGATGGCGACCAAGGTGGAGCGGCTCGATCGGCTCAAGGCGAAGATCGCGGCGATGGCCCCTGCGGCGAGAGCCGAGATTCAAAAAGCTCTCGTCGAGAGCGGAGAGGAGATCGCGAACCTCGCTCGTCATCTCGCGCCAAAGAAAAGCGGGGCGCTGGCGCGGTCGATCGGATCGACGCTTGGCGCCTACACGCCGGACAACTCCAATGTGCGCGGAGTATCGGCCGGAGGCGGCAATGATCTTTCTGTCACGGTGCATGCCGGCGACGAGAACGCCTACTACGCGGCGTTTGTCGAGTTCGGGACAGCGCCGCATCGGCAGAAGCGCAACCCGTTCAACGGTGGCGAGCATCCAGGGTCGAAAGCCGTTCCATTCTTCTTCCCGGCCTATCGAGCCGGAAAGAAGAGGGCGAAATCGCGGATCGCGCGCGCGGTCAACCGTGCTGCCAAGAAGGTAGCGTCGAAATGATCGGCAGCCCGAGCCTGGCGCTCCAGAAGGCTATTGTCGACGCGCTGAGCCGCGGCGTGCCAGAGGTCGGTGGCCGCGTGTTCGATGTCGTGCCGCCATCGGCGGCCTTCCCCTATGTCACGATCGGCGAAGGACAGGACCTCGCCGATACTGCCGATTGCTATGACGGCACCGAGTCCTTTCTGGACATTCACGTGTGGTCGCGGGCGGTCGGTTTTCCTGAGGCCAAGCGCATCGCCGGCAAGGTCCGCCATGCGCTGCACGATGCCGATCTGCCGCTCGACGAGCATGTTCTTCTGCTTCTCCACTTTCGGGATCAGCGCCCTCTTCGTGATCCCGACGGCGTCACAAGCCATGTGGCGATGACGTTCCGCGCTCTGACACAGCCAGCCTGATACAGGAGACAATGATGGCGAAGCCGACCACGCTTCGGGGATCGAAGCTGCTCGTCAAGATTGGCGATGGTGGATCGCCGGAGGTCTTCACGGCCCCCTGCGCCCTGACGACGAAGTCATTCGGCCGCTCGGCCGGAGTGAACGAATTCAACGTCGCGGACTGCGACGACCCGGACGCGCCGATCTGGACCGAGCGTGTCAAGAGCGCGCTGTCGTCCACGATTTCTGGCTCCGGCACGCTCGCGCAGGAGAGCCTCGATCTCTACGAGGCGGCCTATTCGGACCAAGACTCGCGCAATGTCCAGGTGACGATCGACTATTCGGTCGGCCCCCGTACCTATGAGGGCAAATATCACCTGACGACCCTCAACATCACCGGCGAGCAGGACGGGCTCATCCAGGTCGAGATCGAGCTTCAGTCCGACGGCGCGGTCGGCATCGCCGCATGAGCCGCTCTGGGGCGATCGAGATCGCATGGAACGGCGGGACGCATTCATTCCGGCTTGCGATCCGCCAGTGGGTCGAACTTCAGGAGGAATGCGGCATCGGTCCTCCCGAGCTGCTTTCGCGGCTTGGAGGCAGCCGCTGGCGCGTCCAGGACGTGCGCCAGCCGATCCGGCTGGGGCTTGTCGGCGGCGGCATGAAGCCGGCGGATGCCAACATCCTTGTCGCCCGCTATGTCGACGAGCGCCCGCTGATCGAGGCTGTGCCGGTCGCGCAGGCGATCGTCCTCGCGTCACTTGTCGGCGTGCCCGACGAGCCCGTGGGAAAAGAGGCGGCGGCGGGGGCCGCGACGGAGGCGGACGCGACGGACGCCTCGCCTTCGCCGCCTATTACGGATCCGGCGCCGCCATGGGGTTCACCCCCCGCGATGTCGACGACATGAGCTTCTGGGAGTTCGCGGCCTGCGTCGACGGCTTCAACACCGCCAACGGCGCCGAGCCGGACGTCGAGCCGCCGACGGCCGAAGAATATCACGACATGGTGCGGAGGCTCGGCTGATGGCGACCGATCTCGAAAGGCTCGTGGTGCGCCTCGAGGCGCAGATCAAGAGCTATGAGAACGCCATGAAGAAAGCCGCTGGCATCGGCGACAAGACGGCAAAGCGGATCGAGACGCGGTTCGCAACGATGAACAAGAGGCTCGATGGCTTCGGTATTGACTTCCTCAAGGGCGTCGGGGCGGGTGCCGCCGGCGCACTCCTCGCCGGTCTCAACTTGAACGCTATCCGCGATGCGGTGCGCAGTGTCGGCGATCTCTCCGATCTCGCGGACGCCCTCGGTGTCACTGCCGAACAAATTCAGGCCCTGCGCTATGCCTCCGAGCAGGCGGGCGGATCGACGGAGGCGCTGGACTCCGGACTCTCGAAGTTCGTCAAGAATGTCTCCGACGCCGGACGCGGAACCGGCGACCTCGCGGCGGTGCTTGAAGCCAACAATGTCGCTGTGCGGGACCAGTCCGGCAATCTGCGGTCGTCAATCGACCTCCTCGGCGCATACGCTGATCTCGTGAAAGGCGCCAGGAGCCCCCAGGACCAGCTCAACCTGGCCGTGATGGCGTTCGGAAGGTCCGCCGGGCCCGACCTGGTTGGCCTGCTGAAACAGGGCAGCGCGGGTATCAATGATCTCGTTGCCGATGCCCGGCGCGCGGGCGTCGTGCTCGGCGACGATCTCGTTGCCGAGGCCGGAGCGCTCGACGATACCCTGACAGGGCTCGAATCGCAGCTGCGGAACACGTTCGAAGAATTCGCCGTGCGCACGGCGCCGCTGCTGATCAATGGGCTGACGGGCGTCAACGAGATGCTCCGCGAGATCTCGGACACATTGGCCGGTCTGCCGCTCAAGCAGATGGACGATTTTCTCGCAAAGGTGCAGGCGGCGGTCGCAGCTTCTGGGCGCGACTTCGGTGACTTCACAGGCCTTCGGACGTCGTCACTCGCCTTGCAGCGGCGGTTCGGCATTCAGTCGCCGGCCATGAAAGCCGAGGATGCGGCCTATGCGGCCTATGAAGCGCAGCGCAACGCGGCACGATCCGGCGCCGCTCCGGCGACCGCAGGCGCGACCTCATCGCCGCCGACGGTCGTCCCCTCCATGAGCGGCGGCTCCGGGAGTGTCAGTCGCGGATCGGGCGGACCGAACGACTACGAGCGGGCCGTCAAGTCGATCAAGGAGCGAACGCAGGCTCTCGTCGCAGAGGCCAACGCGCAGGCATCGGCCAACCCCCTCGTGACCGACTATGGCTTTGCGGTGGAAAAGGCGCGTGCAGCGCAGGATCTGCTGACGGCCGCCATGGAAGCGGGCATCGCTATCACGCCAGAGCTGCGCCAGTCGATCGACCAGCTGGCGACCGGCTATGCCGCCGTTGTCGTCGACGCCGAAAGGCTCGCAGAGGAGCAGGGACTGATCCTGCAGCGTGCGGAAGACATGCGCGACACCATGAAGGATGTCGCCGGCGGCTTTGCATCGGATCTTCTGCGTGGCGCGAGCGCGGCTGAGGCGCTTGCCAACGCGATCCAGAAGATCTCCGACAAGCTGCTGAACGTCGCTCTCGACGCTGTCTTCGGCGGTGGCGGCGGGTCCTCAACCGGGGTGCTCGACGGAGTTATCAAATCCCTGATCGGTCACAACGCGACCGGAACGACCAACTGGCGCGGCGGGCCGACTTGGGTCGGGGAAAAGGGCCCCGAGATCGTTGACCTGCCGCGAGGCGCCCGCGTCATCCCGAACCATGTCATCGCCAGGGACGCGGGATCCGGGAGCGGCGGCACGACCAATGTCAGCGTCTCGATCGCGACCCCGGATTCTGGAAGCTTCCAGCGTTCGCGCGGTCAGGTCGAATCCACCATCGCGCGGGCCGTCGCGCGCGGGCAGCGCGGGCTCTAGAGATGGCGTTTCACGACGTGCGCTTCCCCGTGCGGATCGCCTTCGGGTCGACCGGCGGTCCTGAGCGCAAGACCGAGATCGTCACGACCGGTTCGGGCGGCGAGGAGCGGAACGCCGTGTGGGCCAACTCGCGCCGGAAGTACAATGCGGGGTACGGCGCGACCTCGATCAGCGACATCCACAAGATCATCACGTTCTTCGAAGCGCGTGGCGGCCGCCTCAACGGCTTCCGCTTCAAGGACTGGCTGGACTATAAATCGGTCTCCCCCGACGCCGCGATAGCGCCGACCGATCAGTTGATCGGGACTGGAACCGGCGCCCTCGCGACCTTTCAGCTGCGCAAGACCTATACGTCCGGTGCGCAAAGCTGGGCGCGGACAATCCAGAAGCCCGTTTCGGGCACCGTCCGGGTGGCGGTCAACGGTGTCGAGAAGACGAGCGGTACGCATTTCAACGTCGATCACTCGACAGGGATCGTCACCTTCACCGGCGGCAACATCCCGACCGCGGGACAGGACGTCCGCGCCGGCTTCGAATTCGACGTGCCGGTGCGCTTCGACGTCGATTTCCTCTCGATCAACCTGGCGCATTTTCGGGTCGGCGAGGTGCCGGACATTCCGCTCATCGAGATCAGGCCATGAAGACCCTTCCTGCTGGGCTGCAGGCTCATCTCGACACCGGGGCGACGACGCTTTGCTGGTGCTGGAAGGTTGCGCGCCGCGACGGCCTCACCTTGGGCTTCACGGACCACGATGTCGCCTTCGCTTTCGACGGCGTCACCTATGACGCGGCGACTGGCTTCACGGCGACGGAAATCGAGGCCAATCTTGGTCTCAGCGTCGACAATCTCGATGTCGAGAGCGCGATCTCATCGGACCTCATCACGGCCGACGACATCACGGCCGGACGATGGGATGATGCGACGGTCGAGATCTGGCGCGTCAACTGGTCCGATGCATCGCAGCGCATCCTCGTCCGCAAGGGTTCGATCGGCGAGGTCACGCATGGGTCGGTTGCATTCAGTGCCGAGATCCGCGGGCTGGCGCACGAGCTCAACCAGTCGAAGGGCAACACCTATCAGCGGATGTGCGCAGCGGTCCTCGGTGATGGCCGTTGCAAGATCAACCTGGCAGCTGCGGAGTTCCAAGGCAGCGGAAGCGTGTCGGTTGCCCTGGACGGACGCTATCTGAGCGTCTCTGGCCTCGAGGACTTTGCCGAAGGGTGGTTCACCTTCGGCGTGCTCACCTTCACATCAGGGGCCAACGCAGGCGTCGCGATCGAGGTGCGCCAGAATCTCTGGCGGCAATCGGACGTCACGATCACGCTCTGGCAGCGCGCTCCGCTTCCGATCGCGCCCGGCGATACCTTCACCATCGTCGCCGGCTGCGACAAGACTTTCGCGACCTGCAAGGCGAAGTTCGACAATCACCTGAACTTCCGCGGCTTCCCTTATATCCCCGGCAATGATGCCGTGCTGCGCGTCGCCAAAAAGAGCGACACGGAAAATGACGGCAGCTCCTTCTTCAATTGACCGGGCCGCGGTCCTCGCTGTGGCGCGGACGTGGGTCGGCACGCCCTATCATCATCAGGCCTCCCTCAAGGGCGTCGGCTGTGACTGTCTCGGGCTCATCCGCGGCATCTGGCGGGAGATCTATGGTTCCGAACCGGAATTGCCGCCGGCCTATAGCAGCGACTGGTCCGAGGCGACGGGCCGGGAGACTTTGCTCGAGGCGGCGCGCCGTCATCTCGTGCCGATTTCGGCGGATAAGGCCATCTGTGCCGATGTCGTGCTGTTCCGCTGGCGCGACCATCTTCCGGCGAAACATGCCGGCATCCTGATCGGCGACGATCGCGTCCTTCACTCACAAGAGAAGGACGGCGTGGTCGCCTTCTCCCTCACTCCATGGTGGCGCCGGCGCATCGCCGCTGCCTTCCGATTTCCGGGTCTCTAGTTGGCAACCATCCTGCTCTCAACGGCCGGCGCTGCCATCGGCAGCGTCTTCGGCCCCGTCGGCACGCTGGTCGGACGGGCGCTCGGCGCCTTCGCCGGCGCAGCCATCGACAATGCTGTCGTCAACGCGCTCACGCCCGCGACGCAGCAGGCGGGTCCACGCCTGACCACGACCGACATCACGAATTCGACCGAAGGGGCGGTCATCCCAAGGGTCTATGGTCGCGCGCGCATGGGCTGCCAGATCTTCTGGGCTACGCATTTCGAGGAAGTCATCGAGACCGACACGTCGGGCGGCAAGGGCGGCGGGTCTCGGGTCGAAACGACGACCTACCGCTACTATGCCAACTTCGCGGTCGGCATCTGCGAAGGGCCGATTACCACCATCGGGCGGATCTGGTTCGATGGACAGGAGGTCGACCAGCTCCTCATCACCTATCGCTACTATCGGGGCGACGAATACCACGTCGTCGACTCTCTCATGGAGGCGAAGGAAGGCAGCGGCAACTCGCCGGCCTATCGCGGGCTGGCCTATATCGTCTTCGAGCGACTGCCGCTCGAGGATTACGGCAATCGTATCCCGCAGGTGCATGTCGAGGTGTTCCGCTCGGTCGGCGACCTCGAGCCGATGATCGAGGGGGTGGCGATCATCCCTGGCAACGAGTTCCTCTACGAAGGCGAGCCGATCACCGCCAATGACGACGAGTTCGGCGGATATGGCGATAACCGGCATACCCTCACGGCGGTGTCGGACTGGTACGCATCCATCGGCCGCCTTCAATGGCTGGCGCCGGAGCTCAAATCGGTGCTGTTCGTCGTGCCGTGGTTCGGCGACGATCTGCGCTGCGGCGTGTGCACCGTCCGCCCGAAGGTCATCGACAATACGCGGACGACCGTACCCTTCCCGTGGGTAGTCGCGGGTCTCACGCGCACCACGGCCTTGGTCGTGACGCAGTTCGAAGGAGCATCCGCCTATGGCGGCACGCCGAACGACGGCAGTGTGATCCGGGCAATCCAGGACCTGTCGTCACGCGGCATTGCGGTCACGCTGCTGCCTTTCATGATGATGGATATCGCGCATGGCAACGGGCTGCCAGATCCCTATGGCGGCAGCGAGCAGCCGGGCTACCCATGGCGTGGCCGCGTCACCTGTTCGCCCGCTCCGGGACAGCCTGGCACCGTCGACAAGACGGGTACGGCCGCCTCGCAGGTGGCGAGCTTCGTCGGTTCAGCGGCGCCGGCCGATTTCGGTTTCACCGGCGGCAACATCACCTATGTCGGCCCGGCGGAATGGAGCTATCGCCGCTTCATCCTGCACTATGCGAAGCTCGCGCAGGTTGCCGGCGGCGTGAGCAGTTTCCTGATCGGGTCGGAGATGATCGGCCTCACGCAGGTGCGCAGCGGCGCCTCGACCTATCCTTTTGTCAACGCTCTGAAGACCCTCGCCGCAGATGTAAAGGGGATGCTTGGAAGCGTCGTTGACGTCGGTTATGCGGCTGACTGGTCCGAGTATCATTCGCACCGTCCGTCCGATGGCTCGAGCGATGTCTATTTCAATCTCGACCCGCTGTGGTCGGACAGCAATATCGACTTCATCGGCATCGACAACTACATGCCGCTTTCCGACTGGCGCGATGGAGAAAGCCATCTTGACTATGTGAACGGCCTCGGGACATCGATCTATGACGACGCTTATCTGCGCGGCAATGTCGAAGGCGGCGAGCTCTATGACTGGTATTATGCCAGCATGGCGGCGCGCAATGCGCAGACGCGAACGCCGATCGTCGATGCCAGCCCGGCGTCCGAGCATTGGGTTTTCCGCCAGAAGGACGTCCGCAACTGGTGGCTGAACGCGCACCATGACCGGCCCGGAGGCGTCCGCGCCGGCTCTTCGACAGCGTGGACGCCGCAGTCGAAGCCGATCGTCTTCACCGAGCTCGGTTGCGGAGCCGTGGACAAGGGTTCGAACCAGCCGAACCTCTTCCTCGACGCAAAATCGTCGGAAAGTGGCTGGCCGTACTATTCGAACCATGCCCGCGACGATGCCATGCAGCGGGCCTTTCTCGAGGCGCTCCTCGGCTATTGGCGCGACAACAATCTCCCGGGCATGATTGATCTCGCCCGGTCGAATGTCTGGTGCTGGGATATCAGGCCTTGGCCGTCATTTCCGGAAGACCAGAACATCTGGGGTGACTCTCCAAATTGGGATCGCGGCCACTGGCTGAACGGCCGTCTGGCAACGGCGCCTGCTCGCGAGACGATCAGAGCGGTCCTCGCGGATTACGGGTTCACGGACGGCTTCGTCGAGGCGATCCCCAGCGTTGTCGAGGGCGTCACCGTCGATACGGTCGGAAGCGCCCGCAGCATCCTGGAGTCCATCGCTCCGATCCATTCCTTCGATGCCGTCGAGAGCGAGGGCAAGATCAAGTTTGTCCGGCGCCTCGGCCGTCTGAGTTCGGTGACGATCGCTTCGGACGATCTCGTTGCCGAGCAATCCGACGGGCCACTCTGGACGGAGACTCGCGGCCAAGAGACCGAGCTTCCGGACGCCGTGAAAGTGACGTTCGGCGACCCGGTCCGCGACGACCAGCCGGGTTCGGCGGAGGCGCGCCGATCATCCGGCGGCAGCATCCGTACGGTGACGATCGACTTGCCCGTCATCATGCCGGAAACGCGGGGCCGGGCAGCCAGCGAGACGCTGCTGCACGAAGCGTGGATCGGCCGCGACAAGCTTGCGTTCAGCGTGCCGCCGTCCTTTGCGCGGCTCGATCCCGGCGACATCTTCATCTTCGCCGCGACCGGCAATCGTCGATATCGTGTCACCGGGATCACCGATGGCGCCAGCCGCCGGATCGCGGCTGAAGCCGCCGATCCCGACCACTATGCGCCGGTCGAGATGCCTCGCTCGGCCGGGCCTCGGGCCATGCAGGTGCAACTCATCGATCCGCTGGCGGTCTTCGTCGACGGACCGATGCTGGCATCCAGCGACAAGGATTATGTCGGCTATGTCGGCGCCGTAGCGGCGCCCTTCCGCTCGGGGGTCGCACTCTATCGCTCGCCGACAGACTCCGGTTTTGCGCTCGACAGCGTCTGCACCGCGCCGGCGATCATCGGCGAGACCCGCTACGCCTTTTATTCGGGCCCTGTTGGGCGCTGGGACCGCGCCGGCAGCCTCTATGTGAAGCTCGTCCGCGGCGAGATGTCGTCGGCGCAGGAGGATCTCGTCCTGAACGGCAGCAACGTGCTGCTGGTCCAGAACCAGGACGGCGAATGGGAGGTCATCCAGTTCGCGACGGCCACGCTCGATGGCGTGCGCAGCTATGTCTTGACGGATCTGCTGCGCGGCCAGCTGGGGACCGAGCATGCCATGCGCGACCCGGTCCCGGCCGGCGCCAGGGTGATGATGGTCAACCGAGCCGTTCTGCAGCCAAGCATGGGTCAGGCGAACACGGGGCTTGCTCTCAACTGGCGGTATGGACCCGCCGACCGCGCCTATAGCGACCCGGCCTATCGCGATCTGGCCTTTACGTTTGCAGGCAAGGGGCGACGCCCGCTTTCTCCGGTCCAGTTCCGGGGGCAGCGCGACCCATCGAGTGGGGATTGGTCGCTCCGATGGATCAGGCGGACCCGCATCGAAGGTGACTCCTGGGGAGCGGCAGAAGTGCCGCTCGGCGAGGCTTCGGAAGGCTATCGCGTGTGGGTGATCGACCAGGGCGACGGTTCCATCAAGCGCACGACGGACGTGAGCAGCCCGTCATGGATTTACACCTCGAGCATGCAGGCGGCCGACTTCGGCACCGGGCAATGGAGCGTGCTGCTGCGGGTCGCTCAATTCAGTGATGCCTACGGCCTCGGCATCTCGGGTCAGGAACTCGTCTGGAACAGGGAAGCCGCATGAGCGAATCCGCACGCCTGAAGCTGCCTTACCTCGCGGCGTCGCAAGCGCAGAAGCATGTCACGCACAACGAAGCGTTGACGATCCTCGACGCCCTCGTGAGCGCGCGCGCGCTCGACAAGGATACCGCGTCGCCTCCGGGCGGGGCATCCGATGGCGATGCCTACATCGTGCCGGTCGGCGCTACCGGCGCATGGTCGGGCTGGGACAACAGCTTCGCAGAGCGTCAGGACGGCATCTGGCGCCGGTTCCTTCCCTTCGACGGACTGATCGTCTGGGTGAGCGACGAAAGCCGTCAGTATCGCTGGAACGCCACTGCAAGTGCCTGGCAGGCCTTCGGCGAGTTGCGCCCGGCGAGGAACGGGAGCGGCACCACTGACGCGCTCGCGCTCACCGATCTCGGGAAGCAGGTCATCCTCACCAATGGATCGGCCATCACCCTAACGCTGCCGAACAGCCTTCCTGTCGGCTTCCAGTGCATCGTCATTCAAGGCGGCGCCGGCGCCGTGACATTCTCGCCCGCGAGCGGGGCGTCGCTGAAGAACAGGAACAGCCACACGAAGACGTCCGGCCTCGACGCGCTCGTGACGGTGCTCGTTCGGGCGAATTCCGGCGGCTCCAGCGCCGTCTTCCACATTGCCGGCGACACCGCGGCATAGACCGCTTCAACATCGGGGATCTCGATGACTACGCTGCAGGATATCTCTGTGTGGCGCGGAAACTCGCTGCCGCCGATCGAGTGGACATGGGCAGATGGCTACGCTGGCACCGCGCAATGCCAGCTTACTGTCTGGCGTCGCGGCAAGCGCCTTTTCACGGTCGACAGCGGCGCCGGGCTGACGATCGATCCCTACGGTCGCCGATTCATCTGGGAGCCGACAGTCGACCAGTCGCGCCAGCTGCCGTTGGGCCGTCTCTGCGACTACGAGCTCGAAGACCGCGTCGGGGGCGAGCAGACGCTCTTTGCAGGCGCGGTTATCGGCATTGGCGGGCTCAACCTCGACGACGGCGCGACGCAGCCGGGCGGCAGCCTCGACTTCTCCTACACCGGCAACACCGATCAAGAACTGGACGGATGGATCTGATGGCCGCAACGCTCGTCACAAAGTACATCAAGGATGCAATCGGTGGCCTGATGCCGCGTCGTGTCGTCAACACGAGCGGCACGGATGACGGCCCTTTCATCGCCCTGCAGATCATCGCCAGGCCGGACGGTTCGGCAGCGGTTGACCTTGAGGCGCTGAACGCGGCGCTCGTCGAGGCGGTAGGCGATGCCGCAGCGGTGCTGCCGACCGGGGCCGCTACTCAGACGACGCTTGCTGCCGTGCTCGCGGCACTGCAGGCGCAGAAGACGGGCGCGCCCGCCGATCCGCAGGTCTCCGTCGGCCCCGCCAAGATCGTAACGGCGACGCTCACGCGCCCCGCCGATACCGCCGTTTATGCGACCGGCGACCTCATCGCGAACTCGACGACGGCCGGCTCGGTCGCGCCGATGGCGCTCGCGGTCGCCCGCACGAACGACGTGACCGGGATGGTCCGAAAGGTCCGCCTCGCCACCAGCAACGCCGCCTGGGCCAACAACACCGTCCGCGTCCATCTCTTCCGGAGCGTGCCGACGAGCGCGGTCGGTGACAACGGCGCCTTCTCCGGCGCGGTCAACGGCATCGCCTCGGTCCATCTGGGCTATTTCGACGTGACCTTCGATGTCGCCTTTTCGGACGGGGCCAAGGGCGAGGGGGCGCCGAACGCGGGCAGCGAGATCAATTTCGAGCCGGCCGCCGGCACCGCCAATATCTACGCCCTGCTCGAGGTGCGAGGCGCCTACACCCCGGCATCCGGCCAGACCTTCGCCCTGGCGCTCGAAGTCCTCCAGAACTGAGAGGCCCGGATGTCATCGCTCAATCAGCGGCGAGCGGCGCTCTCGGGGCAGACGAAGCGACCGTCGCGGTCCATGCAGTTTCGCGCGCTCGCGGCGACCCGTCTCGTCGCCGAGATCGCCATGGGCAACAGCCAGCAGATGAAGGACGGCTACGGCTGGGACTATGGCTGGCCCTATGCCATGAGCCAGTTCGTCCCGATCTATGCGACCTCGGTGCTGCCGCGAGGGGCAGAGAGCGCGGCCGGATACAACGCGCTCTATGTGCCGCCGACCAATGACGGGACGCGGCCGAGCGAGTTCAATGCGTTCCTCCTCCCTGGGCAGAAGGATCCGACGCCGGGCCCGCTGGATGCCGGCTTCGGCTACCAGGAAACCGGCGATCCCGGCGACGGCGCGCGCTTGTTCGCCTCTGCCGATGGTGCCGACGGTCTCGATCACCGTCACCGCCTGCGCCTGCACTTCGCCTACGGCACCTTTCCATCGGGCGCCGGAACCGTGCGACCGCACATGCGCCTTGGCGCGGCTCCTTACACGGGGATTGCGCAATCGCCCGTCATCAACACCAACACCGGCGTCTATGGCGTCACGCGGGGCACGCTCGATGTTGCTGCCGACCCGGCGAGGACCGGGGCTCTCGAATGCCGCTGGCGCCAGTCCGGCACGACGATCACCGCGCCGGCGCTGCAATCGTGGATGCAGCTCGAGGACCGCGATGCCCAGGTCGGCTATTGCCTGACGTCGATGTTCGCCGAGGGCGGGCAGACCATCGGCGGCATGGCGGCCTACATGACGGCGCTCGCGGACGATCAGCTGCGCAATGTGATCACGGCTTGCGTGCAGATCCAGCTCGACCGCGGCCTGGTGCCGATGGCGATCTTCGCCATCCACGAGGGCGAGAATGCCCGGAACATGACCGACAACAGCGCGGTCAACTATGTCGCGCAGTTCCGCATCATCTGGGAACGCTTCAAATATGGCTGGGAGAAGCTCTGCGGCTTTCCGCTCGGCAATCTCGCCTGCGAGGTCCGCTGCGGCGTGCCGATTTCCTTCCCGCAGGACGTCAAGATCGCGTCCTACGACGCGGCGATGGCGCGCTATTGCCTCTCCGACCCGATGGTCAGCCATTTCCGCTACGAGGATTCGACCTCGTACCAGTCCATGGTGGACGGCGGGTTGTTCCTCGACGGGCTGCATCTGACGCCGCTCGGCTATCAGGTGCTCGCGCTGAACGACCTGATGCGGAACATGCCGAAGGTGCCGGCGATCAACAAGGACATCCCCGGCATCCTCGGCGTCCGCGGCCTCGGGCGGACGCTTTCCGCGATCCCCGGCACCTGGTTCCAGACGCCGGCGCTGACCTATCAGTGGTGCGCCGACGGGATCCCGATCGCCGGCGCGACGGGACCGACCTTCGTCGAAACGTCCGCGGAGGCCGGCAAGACGATCACCGTCGTCGAGACGGCCACGATCAACGGCTTCCGCACCACCGCGACCTCGGCCGGCGTCATCGACACGACGTCGTTCGTCGCGGACTATGTGAACGGGATCTACCGGCTCGGCACCACGAGCTATGCCGACGAGGCGGCGTTCAACACCGCCGCAGGCATCACGAAGTCGGGCATCACCCGCGTCTCGGTCCCGGCAATCTTGGGTGGAGAGCTGATCGTCAACGGCACCTTCGATACCGACACCGCCGCGTGGGCCTCGGCCGCCACGGTCTCGATCGCGGCGGTCGGCGGGCGCCTCCGCGTGACGCGCGCCACGAACGGCCAGACGCAATATGCCTATCAGGGCCTCACTGCCGAGATCGGCAAGGCCTATGTCGCCAAGTTCGATTCCTACGCGGTCAGCGGAAACATGGCGGACTGCCGCTGGGGCAACTCGGCCGGCAACAATCTCTATTTCAGCACGGCGGTGCCGGTCGTCGGTTCCGTGCAGCACATTGCGAGCCGCGCGACGGCGCTCTTCTTCGCCGCCGGCGACGCCAATGTCGCTCGATCGGGAATCAGCGACATCGACAATGTCTCGGTCATGGAGGAAGGGCCGTTCCCCGGCTACTCCGGAACCGCCCACACGACCTTCATCAAGGCGACCACCGGCTCAGCTCTACCGAGCGGCACGGCGCAGGTGCTGCACCAGGAGGATGTCGGCTCGGAAGCCAACCGCCGCCGCATCGTCTGGGGCACGGACGGCATCCTCCGGGCGATCTACACGGTCAATAGCGTCGACGTCGCGACATTGCCCCTCGGCCCGGTCGGCATCAACACCGCGATCCGCGTCGCGGCCGCGCACGCGCAGGCGGATTTCGCGGCCTCGCTCAACGGCGGCGATGCGGTCACGGCCACCTCCGGCAACGTTCCTGCGGCGGCGTGGCTGCGCGTCGGCCGGTCGTTCACCGGCGAGGCGTGGGCCGGGAGTATCGATCTGGTCTGGCATCTCAATTCCCGCCAGTCGAACGCGAACCTGAAGAACCTCACGAGCTGATCCTCACCCGGCGATCATCCGCCAGAGCGTCCTGATCCACGGCGCCAGCGCCGCCGCGACGATGACTACCGAGGCGATCAGCAAGCCGGCGGACTGAAGGCGGTCGGCAAGGGTCCGGCGGTCGCGGTCGGGCATCCCGGCACCTTAAACCAAATCGGAGACATCATGAGCGTTCTTGACGCGGCCTCGGCTGCGCGCCTTCGCGCGGCCCATCCCCTGCTGCAGAAGCTTTTCGAGGCCGTCGCTGCGAGAACGCCGATCATTATCCTCGAAAGCCAGCGTGGCCGCGCGGCGCAGGAGGAGGCGTTCCGCAAGGGCAACTCCAAGGCGCATTTCGGCGACAGCGCTCATAACTGGAGCCCGAGCGTCGCCCTCGACGTGGCGCCGCGTCCGCTCGACTGGGGCGACCGGAAGGCCTTCATCGCGCTGTCGGTCATCGTGTTCGAAGAGGCGCGGCGCCTCAAGATCCCGATCCGCTGGGGCGGCGACTGGAACGGCAACGGCGTCCTGACCGACGAGAAGCTGTCCGACCTGCCGCACTATGAGCTGAAGCCGTGGCGCGACTTCGCGAAGCGCGATTGCGTCCTCTTTGGGGAGGCGCCGAAGCCGCCGCCGGCGGCCGTCGAGACGCGATATCCCGTCCTCCGTCGCGGCAGCAAGGGCACCGACGTGATCGAGCTGCAGCGCCAGCTCCAGGCCGCCGGCATCGATCCGGGGGCGGTCGACGGCGACTATGGCGACAAGACCTTCGCCGCCATCCGCGAGCTGCAACGTCGCAGGGGCCTCGAGCGCGACGGCGTCGCCGGCCCGAAGACGCGGGCGGCGCTGGCCGACCTGCTGTGACCCGCCAACCATCCGGGATTTCCGGACGGTTGGAAGCCTTCTTCGCACTTTCTGCAAACACACGGGAGATGATCATGATCCGCATTGCCGGAGCGCTCGCGCTCGCCTTCGTCGCCCTGGCCGGGGTCGCTCACGCGGCCGCGGTCGCCGAGCCCTCGACCGTCGTCACCGTTCCGATCGGGGACTGGATCGCGGCTGGCGCTGCGGCTCTCGCAGCCTCGGCCGGTTCGGTCGTTCTCTGGGGCCTGCGGCAATTGCCCGGCGCGCTCCTGCAGCGGCTGCGCACCCTGCAGGCAGAGCAGATCCTCACGATGGCAATGGCCTATGGTCTCAACGCTGTCGCCGGCGCCGCGCGAGGCAAGGTCCTTTCCGCCGATGTCGGCAACGCGGTGGCCGCCGAAGCACTCGGCTATGTCGTCGAGCACGGCCCGAACCGCCTCATCAAATGGCTCGGCGGCGAGCAGGCGATCCGCGAGAAGATCATCGCCAGGCTCGATCTCGGCGCCGACGCCGAAGTGAAGGCTGGCGAGATCGTGACGGCTGCGACGGGCGGCCTGTTCGCGGCCGGCAGATAGCGGGGGCATCATGGCGGACTGGCAAGGCGGCGGCCACGGCAACGAGCTTGCCGCCTGGCTGGCCGCCAAGATCATCCCGGCGCTCGCCGGCGCGGCCGGCGCCTTCGTGGCGCATCTGCTGCCGCCGGCCAAGCCCTGGCGGGAGCGGCTCGTCGAGTATATCGGCGGCGCGCTCACGGCCATGCATGTCGGCCCGGTCGCCGGGCCGGTGCTCTACAATGCGATCCTCGCCGGCTGCGAATTCTGGCATATCGACCCGCCGCAGGCCTTGCCGGCGCCGAGCGTGGAAAGCCTCGCATCGTTCCTCGCCGGCGCGCTCGGCCTCGGCATCCTGCGCGGTCTCATCGTCTGGATCAGGAGATGGGCGCGGGAACCAAAGATGCCCGGCTAGGCGGTCACAACCGCCCACTCGGCAGGTCGCCGGGCGAGACCCGGAATGAGGTGTTGCGGCCGGCGCATTCCTGACAGACCAGCGCCCGGCCGCCAATCCTCGCCGGGCCGCGATCGGCCGAGCCGCGCACCGAGGCGGCCCCGCCATAGATCCGCGCCATCGTTTCGAGGTCGACTTCCGCGCTGTGATTGCAGCCGTGGCAGTGGGCCGTGAGCCTGTATCGCCCGCTGATCAGGCTCTCGATCGTCCCGGTCATGGCTGCGCCTCCTATCGCCTCTGTTTCTTATTTGTTCTCATTCAGTCCGGTTCAAGGAGCGGCGATGCAAAGGCAGCGCGGTCACCACATTTCGGAGGCGCAGCGCGCCGCGGTCGAGGCCATCCTGCGGCAGGGCAAGCATGCCTCCGACGCCGCGCGCGAGACCGGCGTGGGCGCCCGGACCTGCGAGCGCATCCGCCGCGAGCTGCTCGGCAAGGCGGCCAGGAAGCCGAACGGGCTCGGCGGCTCGGCGGCCGATCGCGAGATCGTGCGGCTGCGCGACGAGGTCGCGAGCCTCAAGCGCGCGCTCACCGAATCGCACCGCGAGACGCTGAGCGAGGATGCGATCAAGATCCTGCTCGGCCGCGTCGCCGCAGCGCCGGCCGATCCGCCCGACTGGATGGCCGATCCGCCGGCGCGCACCATGACGGGCCGCACGCCGGAGGTCCCGTCCGTCATCTGGTCGGACTGGCATCTCGGCGAGGTCGTTTCCTCCGCCGAGACGAACGGGCTCAACGCCTATGACCCGGCCATCGCCGACGCGCGCGTGAAGCGGCTCGTGACGGCGACGATCCATCTCTGCCGCAAGCACGGGCCGGGCGCCTATCCCGGCGCCGTCGTCAACCTGCTCGGCGACTTCGTCTCCGGCGGCCTGCATCCCGAGCTGGCGAAGACGGACGAATTCGAGCAGATCCCGGCCGCGTTGCGCGCCCGCGACCTGCTCATCTGGTCGCTCGACCGGATGATCGAGACCTTCGGCCGGCTCTATGTGCCCTGCACCTCGGGCAATCATGGCCGCTCGACGCCGAAGCCGGAGCACAAGCGCTACGTCTTCAAGAATTTCGACTGGCTGATCTACCAGCTGCTCGCCCGCCACTATGAGGGCCGCAGCGACATCGTCTTCGACATCCCCGAGAGCAACGAGGTGCATTACCGGGTCTATGGCCTGCGCTTCCTCGCGATGCATGGCGACATGCTCGGCGTCAAAGGCGGCGACGGCATCATCGGCTCGATCGGCCCGATCATGCGCGGCGAGGTGAAGACGCGCGGCCAGGCGACCTCGAGCGGCCGCGACTATGACGTGCTCCTGATGGGGCACTGGCATCAGCCGCTCTGGCTGCCGCGCGCGATCGTCGCCAACAGCCTCAAGGGCTTCGACGAGTACGCGAAGAACGCCCTGCGCGCGCCGCCGAGCGAGCCCTCGCAGCCGCTCTTCTTCGTCCATCCGCGCCGCGGCATCACCAGCCGCTGGGATGTGAAGGTCGAGGAACCGGCCGGGCCGGCCGTGGCCGACTGGGTCAGCTGGAGGAGCGCGGCGGCATGAGCATGAACCTCGTCGCATTCACCGGCCTCGCCGGCTCCGGCAAGACGACGGCCGCCCTGCACCTGGTCGAGCGTCACGGCTTCGTGCGAACCCGCTTCGCCGATCCGCTCAAGGCGATGCTGCGCGCGATCGGCCTTGGAGTCGAGGAGATCGACGGAACGCTGAAGGAACGGCCGAGCCCCTTCCTCTGCGGCCGCACGCCGCGCCATGCGATGCAGACGCTCGGCACCGAATGGGGGCGGCAGTGCATCGCGCAGGATCTCTGGACAACTCTCTGGTCGGCTCGCGCCGGCGACTGCCTCGACCTCGGCGGCCGCGTCGTCGTGGACGACTGTCGCTTCCCCGACGAGGCCGATGTCGTGCGGCGCATGGGCGGGCTCGTCGTGCGTCTCAGCGGACGCGGCGGCATCGCCGGGACTCACGCCTCGGAGGCCCAGGCCTTCGACGCCGATGTCGAGCTCGGCAATGCCGGATCGCTCGAGGAGCTGCATGCCTGGCTCGACCAGATCATCGGGCCACCGCGGTTGGACTAA